CTTGGCATCCATCACCTGTGGCACTTCGGCACCTCACCCATGCAGGCGACGCACAAGCGCACCGGGCAGAAGATTTTCTTCCGGGGCGCAGACTCACCAGAGAAGGGCAAGTCGATCAACCCCGGCTTCGGGTACGTGAAGTACTTCTGGTGCGAGGAAGTTGACCAGTTCGGCGGCATGGACGAGATCCGCGTCATACTCCAGAGCATTTTCCGGGGAGAGGGCGCAACGGGTCAGATCGCGTTCTACACGTTCAACCCGCCCAAGTCGGCCCGGAGCTGGGTCAACGTCGAGGTGAAGATCCCCAAGCCGCGCCGGCTGGTCCATCACAGCACCTACCTGAGCGTGATCAAGGCCTGGCTGGGCGAGCGCTTCCTAGTAGACGCCGAGCACCTCAAGCAGGTGCAGCCCGAAGCCTACCGTCACGAGTACCTGGGCGAAGAGATCGGCACCGGGCTTGAGGTGTTCAGCAACGTTGAGCTCCGAGCTATGGACAACGGGGAGATAGCGGCGCTGGATGAGGTGAGGCAGGGGCTGGACTGGGGCTACGCGGTCGACCCGGTGTGCATGGTGCGCACGGCCTACGACCGCAAGCGCAAGACGCTGTACATCACTGGCGAGGTGTCGGGCATCGGCATGGGCAACCGGGCGCTGAACGACAACGTGCCGGCCGAGTGGAAAGCGCACCTGACCACGGCAGACTCAGCGGAACCCAAGAGCATCGACGAGATGAGGCTGGAGTATGGCTGGAGCATTCGCGGTGCAAGCAAGGGGCCGGGGAGCGTGGAGTTCGGGGTCAAGTGGCTGCAGGAGCGCGAAAAGATAGTGATCGACCCGACCAGGTGCCCGCTAGCGGCCAAGGAGTTTATCAACTACGCGCTGGAGGTAGACCGCTCAGGCAATGTGGTCAGCAAGTTCCCCGACAAGGACAACCACTGCCTTGATGCTGTGCGATATGCCAACGCAGACCTCATGGTGGGCGAGCCCCGGCAGGCGCCGAAGGTGGTCGCGATTCCGACAGCGTCGCACTGGTGACCCTACGTGTCGAGCATGATGCGCCAGCGATGTGTGCTCATGTCCCAAGCGGCCCATTTGACGTGGACGTAATCTTCCACTGAGATGTGCTCGGCACCGCCGTACTGGTACGTTGCACGCTGGCGCTCTGGGGCTGGTAGTTTCGCAACCTCTGCCTCAACGAGTCTGTCAAACTCAGCGCTGGTCCAGAAGACATCGCCAGTGTGTGGCGCAACGTCAACATCAACTGCGAACGACAAGCCACTGCTGTCCCCGTCAGCGGTAAGTGCAAACATCACGTCGATAATCATTTGGTCTCCTTTGTGAACTTGCGCGGACGACCGCCCTTGGCGCCGTTGGCCTTGGCAGCAGCAGCTTTGGCGTCGGTGGTCTTGCTGCCGTTGTACTGCGCCCAAAGCTTCTTCAGCTCCTCGGGCATCAGTTCGCCCCCGCAGTGGGGGCAGACGATGCTCACGACCACGACCTCACGAGCGTGTCGTACTTCTTTTCCTCGGCCAGCTCCCGCTTGGCTTGGGCCAGATTCGCTTCCAGCTCGGCCAGCTCTTCCATATGTCGCTCTTTCATCTCGGCGACCTTGCGCTCGTATCGACGGACTTCCAACTTGGCGTATTCAAGAACCATGCTCATTCCACCGCCTCCACAACACGAATGTCGCCCAGCGACCAGTCGATGGCCCCGGTCTGCAGGTTGGCCCACACATCCTGCTCGATGGTCTTGCCGTTGTGATCATAGGTGTCGACACGCACGATGACCGTGCCCTGCGTCGTGCCCTTGTGCAGGATGTCCTTGCTCTTGATGAGTGTCATGACTGGGCCTCCACGGTGGACTTGGCGCTGTGAATGTTTGAAATGATCATGTTTGATCTCCTTGAAGACATAATAAACCCAGCATGATGGGTTGTCAACAGGGAAAGTGAAAAAAGCTTTTGGGCATGGAAAAACCCCCTTTTGAGCCGAAGGGGGTGACGGCGGCGATTAATATGTATCTCGGTCAGCCAGACCGGGCAGTCTGTCCTGCTGTAAACAAAGCGTACCACGCGAGCGGGAGCCAACTGGTAGACTGTGTTTACAGGGAGGGACTGATGGTCATTCACGCCAAGGGTCCGAAAGCTGAGCGCGACCGCATCATTTTGCTACGTGCCTACCGTTCCATCTGCCGTGAGCTGTGGCTCCGGCCCATTGCTGAATCCAAGCTGGTGAAGATGTCAAACTACGATCTGGACCGTTTAGCGCGTGACCTCTACGCCAACCTGACCGACAAGCAGACACGCTGGATGTCGGAGGTCAGAGGGACCTCGCCACGTTCGCGTGAGTTTCGAGCCCGTTGGTTCTGGCACGACCTGCTCAACCCAAGGCCCAAGCGCAAGCACAACCCTGTCAAACCGTTCGTACCGCTGGTGATGGCTAAAGCCGCCAACGGAGGAGCCTAGCCATGGCATTGTCTAAGACCGAAAAGCTGGCACGAGTCCACGATGAGTCCATGAAACTGTTCAACTCCGTTCAGTCATCCATGCGCAACGAGCGCTTGCAGTGCCTCAAGGACCGGCGCTTCTACAGCGTTGCCGGAGCCCAGTGGGAAGGCAACCTCGGGGTTCAGTTTGAAAACAAACCCAAGCTTGAGATCAACAAGGTGCACCTGGCTGTGATGCGCATCGTCTCAGAGCGACGCAACAACCGCATCGACGTCCAGTTCATCTCAAAAGACGGCAACGACGCCGCAGACCTTGCCGAGACCTGTCAGGGGCTGTTTCGTGCTGACGAGCAGGACTCAAGCGCAGAGGAAGCCTACGACAACGCCTTTGAGGAAGCGGTGGGCGGCGGGTTCGGTGCTTTCAGGCTCCGGGCCGAGCTGGAGGAGGAGTACGACGACACCGACGGCCGGCAGCGCATTCGCATCGAGCCCATTGTTGATGCCGACTCCAGCGTGTTCTTTGACCTGGGTGCCAAGCGCATGGACAAGTCTGACGCCAAGCACTGCTGGGTGCTCAACGCTATGACCCACGAAGACTACCAGGATACTTGGGGCGAGTTGCCTGACGACAGGATAAGTTCCCACGGTACTTCGATGCAGAAGGTGGTCAGCCAGAGTTTCTTTGACTGGTCGACGCCAGACGTGATCTACGTGGCTGAGTACTACCGCGTCGAAGAGTCGAAAGAGGGCGTGCAGATTTGGACAGACCTTGGTGGCAACGAGACAAGCTACGATCAGGAAGAGTTCGACGAGGAAGAGGGACTAGAGGCAGAACTCAAGGCCATCGGCTCGGTGCTCACTGAGACCAAGAAGCTCAGCCGCCGCCGGGTGCACAAGTACATCATGAACGGCTCCCGCGTGGTCGAGGACTGCGGGATCATAGCGGGGCAGCACATCCCGATTGTCCCGGTATACGGCAAGCGCTGGTTCGTTGACAACGTCGAGCGTTGCATGGGCCATGTGAGGCTGGCTACCGACGCACAGCGGCTGCTTAACATGCAGGTCTCCAAGCTTGCCGAAATTGCAGCCATTAGTTCCGTGCAGAAGCCTATCTTCACCGCAGAGCAAATGGCCGGGCACACCACAATGTGGTCTGAAGACAACATCCGCAACTATCCTTACCTGCTGATCAACTCCATAGCCAACCCCGACGGCTCGATTTCACCTGCGGGGCCGGTGGGATACACCAAGAGCCCCGACGTGCCACCGGCTTTGGCGGCCATTGTACAGATGACCAACAACGACCTGCTTGAGGTTCTTGGCAACCAAGGGCAGGGAGACAAGATGGTTTCCAACATCGGTGAGAAGACCGCGATGCTGGCAGCCAACCGCGTCGATATGCAGACCTACATCTTCACCGACAACTTCGGGAAGGCTCTCAGGCGTGCCGGTCAGATTTGGCTCTCGATGGCCAAAGAGGTCTACGAGGAAGCGGGCCGTGAAATGAAGTCGCTGGACGGCTCCGGCGGTGTTTCGAGCATCAAGCTTAAGCAGCCCATGATGACCAACGGCATCCAAGTGAGCGCCAACGACCTAGAAGAGGCGAACTTCGACGTGGCCGTTAGCATAGGTCCGGCCTCTCAGTCACGCAAGCAGGCAGTCGTGCGTACCGTCACCGAGCTTCTACCAATGTTTGCGCAGGCTGATCCGCAGACCGCCCAAGTGCTTGGGATGTACGCGGTGCGCAACCTTGAGGGCGAGGGCATGAGCGACCTGCACGAGTGGATGCGCAAGAAACTTGTCGCTGCGGGCGTGATATCGCCTACCGATCAGGACAAGACCGACGCGCAGGGCAATCAGCCCCAGCCTGACCCGCAGATGGTGGCTCAGGTTCAGGCGATGCAGGCGATGGCTGACCAGGCTACAGCGGACGCTTCTCTCAAGCGGGTGAAGATCCTGCAGGCCACAGCAGAAGCGCAGGCTACCGTGGCCGACTCCGAGAAGACCAAGGCCGAGACTATGGCTCTGGTCCAGAACATGAAGACAGAAGAGTTGCACAAATTGCTGGGCATGATTGCTCAGCTAAGAGGCAACGGACAAATGGCATAAAGGGGGAATAATGCCACAACAGATTGAAGTGATCGAGGACGAAGTACTGCCCGTGGAGGCACAAGACAACCCGGTGGCCGATCAGCCGGAAACAAACGAAGGGGCGCCGCCGGTCGAACCGCCACAGGTGACCATCAGCCTAGGAGATCCTGAAGAAGAACCCGAGGAAGACAAGGGCGGGACCGCGGCGATGCGCCAGATGCGGGAGCGCATCAAGGAGCTGAACAAGCTTGCCCGCGACCGCGACCGTCAGGTGCGAGAGCTTGAAGCGCGGATGGCTCCGGCCATGCCACAGATTGGACCCAAGCCGACGCTGGCTGAGGTTGGATATGACCCCGACATGTTCGAGGCAGCGGTGCTTGAGTGGCACGACAAAAAGCGCAAGGTAGACCAGTACACCACGGTGGCCCAGCGCCAGCAGCAAATGGCGGCGCAGTCGTGGCAGGAGTCGGTGCAGAGGTATGCCAATGCCAAGGCGGCGCTTCCTGTTGAAGACTACGACGACGCAGAGGCCGTGGTGGACAACATCCTGAACGACGTGCAGAGGGGCATCATCGTCTCCGGAGCGACCAAGCCGGCCGAGCTGGTGTACGTGCTGGGGAGAAACCCCGAGAGGGCCACCGAGCTGGCAAAGATTCAAGACCCCGTGAAGTTTGCCTTTGCGGTGGCACAACTGGAGGCGCAAGTGAAGACCACGGAGCGGAAGAAACCGGCACCCGAAGGAAGGATTGTAGGTACAGGTACTTCAGGAAGCAGTGACCGAAGACTTGAGCAACTGCGGGCCGAGGCCGACAAG